GACCAGACTGGGAAACTGACCAGTAAGCTGACAGAAGTGCGTCAGATCAAGTTGGGCATCACTCATTACTATTGGTCATGCAGTCGTGACGAGCGTGTACGTGATTCACACCGGTATCGTGATGGAAAATTATATGCATGGACTTACGTGCATGATGATGGGCATCCGGGGATTCCAATTCGTTGCCGCTGTGTTGCTATTCCATATACGGCGCATCTGTTTGATCCAAGTGCACCAACACCAGAAGAGATTATTGCGATGCAGGAGGCTGCCTAGTGAACAATAAGTGTGAGTCATGTCGACCTGGTTTTGATGGTCGCAATGGCAACGGATATTCGCCATGTAGTTGTGGAAAGAAAGTTGTTTTAGTTGTTGGTACATCCAAAGTCAATAACCTGGTTCGCGCCATGTGCTGCGCATTATCAAGCCCACCCAGAAAACCATAAACATAAATACAGGCACCCATGGGTGCTTTTTTAATGGCTAAAATTTATGAATCGACATTCGATACACATCAAAATTGGTGATTTTGCGCCGTCCCAATCTTCACGATCCCTCACTCAAGAGGGATTTTTGCTATGCGTAGGGGCAAAACTTGCCAAGGCACCACAAGTACGAAGCTATTACCCAGAGGAATTTGGGGGTATTGAAGGCTTTAAGGAAGGGCAGCCATTTGGGCTTTATACCTCTGCTGAGGAGTTATTCAGTAAAAAAACCATGGCTAGTTTTGAAGGCAAGGATGCAACCAATAATCATCCACCTGGTAATCAGGTAAATGCTGCGACATGGCGACACTACACAGTAGGTGAATTATTCAATCTGCGTATTGAAGGTGGCTATTTGGTGGGTGATCTGCTCATCAAGGATAAAAATGCCATTGAACAAATTCAGACCAACGAAAAGATCGAGTTATCACTTGGTTATACGGCGGATCTGTTCATTGAGTCAGGTATTGCACCTGATGGTACGCCGTATCAAGCCAAATTTATCAATTTTAAAGGCAATCACGTGGCGCTGGTGAAATACGGTCGCTGTGGCGGTGATTGTCGCGTCGGTGACCATAAACCAAACCCAAAGGGGAAAAAGATGGAAATTAAAGTAAACGGTATTCGCTTTGAGATTGGTGACAACCAAGCGCTAGCTGATGCTGTAAAGCAACAAGAAGACCAGCTTGAAAACTTAAAAGCAGCAAAACTCAAAGTCGGTGACAAACAATTTGCCATCGGTGATGAATTGCCAGCTGTACAAGCAGTGGTTGATACCTTGCAGACTGAAAACGCAGAACTTAAGCAAAAAGTCGGTGATCTTGAGAAAAACCAAATCACACCTGAAAAACTTGATCAGGTCGTGGCTGAACGTGCGTCAGTGGTTGCGGACGCCGTGGCACTGGTACCAGGTATCAAAACTGAAGGCTGTTCATGTGAGCAAATCAAACGTGATGTGATTGCAGCCAAAGCAGGTGACACATTGGTGACCGCTGTACTCGGTGATGTCCCTGTTGGTGATCCTAAACCTGAGCAGATCGACACGGTATTCCGTGCACTCTCAGCAGTGAAGTCGACCACACCAGGCAATGCAGTCGGTGATGCATTACATCAACAGCAACAACAGCAAAACCAAGGTCAAGACCCTAAAGAAAATAAGGGTTATGACAAGTCTGCTGCATACAAAACAATTTAAGGGGAACTTGAATCATGGTTCAGCAATTAAATGCGGTAGTCGGTCAGCGTGGCCGTTTAACTGCCAAAGAAGTTGTACTGTCATTACCGCTTTCAGGTCTGACTTTAGTCAATGACGGTGATGTGGTTGTCCGCACGACTGATGGCAAATCTGTAACGGCTGTGGCGGGGGCTACACCAACACGTTTTAGTGTCGTGGTACGCCACGGCGTTGGTAAATCAGGCAAAACGGCGGCTGGCAAAGAAGCCTATAAAGCGGCTGATATGGTGCCAGTGATGTTTGAAGGTGCAATTTGGGTCAAGCCTACAGCGCCAATCACTGACATTACTGCTGCGGTTTACGTAAAAACTGCAAACGGTACCACAGCAGCACCGTTGGGTTCTTTGTCGAGCTCAGCAACTGATGGTACCGAATTACCAGGTGCAGCATGGGAAACTGTGACTGGTGCCGATGGTTTAGCCCTTCTTAATCTTCGTGGAGCTTAATAGAACATGAGCAAATTAGTAAAAATGAAAGCGCGTTTAACGCCGATTTCATACGCCATTCAGGCACAGGTGGGTGATGCGTTCAATATGGACGCATTGGCACAGCTTTTCATTAAGCTTGAAGAACAAAACGAAATTACTCCACAGCTTCAGCAGGTTCTGGACTATGCCAAATTCATTCCAGTGATGGATGTGCAAGCGGTGTACGGTGGTGGCGAAATTCTTTCACGTAAAAAAGGCGTGGGTATCGGCAAAGACTATGCAGGTACTGGTGATGATATCCCGCTTGCAGAAGTGGAATATGACACTGTGCAATTGCCTGTAAAAGTTGGCACGATCGGTTACCAATACTCAATTGTAGAATTGGCAACGGCTCAGGCAATGAGCCTTACACTTGAAGCTGACAAAGTTCAGGCTGCGAATTTGGCTGCTGAAAAACACATGTCGAATGTGGCTTGGTATGGCTACACCACAGCGAATGCAAGCGGTCAGCTCACTCAGGTCAATGGCTTCCTGAATCAAACTGGTGTGACTGTTGTGACGGCGCAATACAACTGGGCGACAGCAACGATCGAACAGGTCCTTTCAGACTTCAATAAATCGCTTGCCGATGCAACCAATCAGTTTGATGGTGATGCATCGATTGAACCAGATACATACATCCTGGCATCGAATCAATATTCGAATCTTGCCAATCGTATTGTGCCTGATTCAGGTGGAAAAACTTTCCTTGATTGGGTAACTGAAAAGAATATTTTCGCTACTCAAGGCAAGCCATTGACCATCCGTGGTTCTGGTCGTGGTAATGGCAAAGGCACTGCAAACGCAGACCGCTCGATCATCTATCGCCGTGATCCATCATGCATCCAGTTCAAAGGTAACAGCGTTGAGTTCTTGACAGCGCAACCGAAAGGCTTAGATGTGCTTGTACCTGGTCACTACAAATACCAGGGCGTTTGGCTGAAGCGTGTTGATTCGCTTCGTTACCTTGACCATGCATAAGGATTAAAACCACATGGCTAAATATTCATACACATACAGCGGCTCTAATGCCGCTTTTGTTTTTGCGGGTATTGCGACTTTGCCCACAGGTATCGCCGTATTGCTTGAAGCCGATCAGCACAAAGCACTTCAAAAGAATAAGTTTGCTAAGCATCTGATTGATGCGGGTGAGTTGGCTATTGAAGAAGTTGCAGAAGTGGGTGATTCAAAACCTGCTTCAGGTCGTGGTAAAGGTAATCAAGCTGGCAAGCCTGATGATGGTAAAGGCAAGGATGAATCCAAAACTCCTGAGCTCACGATTGATGACGTGCGTAAAGCGCTGACTGATCTTGAAATCACCTTTGCTGAAGATGAAACCCTTGAGCAGTTGCAAGAAAAACTTGCTCAAGCCACTGAATAAGGTGAGCTATGGACCCACAAGCTTTTAAGTTGAAGTTTAAGTACGACACGGCGCTGATGAATCTACCGGATGCAGAAATTGCAGACGCATTAGAGGAAGCGGATCTCGTTGTAAAGTCGCTTGAATTTGGTGCTCTGAAAGAACGTGCTGTGGGTCTATATGCAGCACATATTCTTAAGGTTGCACTCAAATCAAAGTCGGGTAACAGCTTTTCAGATGCTTCGAGCATGACCATTGCAGGTCAGAGCGTGAGCTTTTCACGTTCGGGTACCGATGCGTTTTATAACCAAAGCATTTATGGCCAGCGTTACCTGGCATTAAAAAATTCAATTCCAGTCGGCAATGATGGTACCAACCCCAATCGTTTGGGCGTTGGTGCTTTCGTTGTTTAGGAGCAAGGCATGTCATTTAAGTATCAAGCACCAGTGCATTTTCAAGGAACATCTATTGAATGCGCGGGTCAGACTTATCACATCACAACTAAGCACACGATTGAATCTGATGTAGATATTTTTTATGCATTACAGCCATTAGGTTTTACACGTGCAGTACCTGAAACCAAAGCAGAACCTAAAAAGGAAACTGCTGCTGCAAAGTAGGTGATGTATGAGTGATTACCGTGTTGATGCTGATGTTGATTTTAACGAGGTCAATGAACGTGTACGTGCT